CTTGTATGTGTTACAAGCAGTGATGAGACGGGCTACGTCTCCTTCGTTTAATCTCATAGTGTTCATGCCATTACAATCTAATTATAACGATACTGTCAAGTACTATAACAGAAATGTTAGGGTTTGTCAACTAAACTAGGACCATAGTTTGAAAAGTTAGGTTCCCATAATGGTTTTAATATAGTTTTGTCTCTCAAATGTTCATAAGCAGCAGCATGTAGATAATTAATATTGATTGACATTATATATCTTTTTTCATTTGATTCTGATCTCTCTGTTTGATGCTCTAAAAAACCAGGAAAAAATATTACATCATTAGTATCTACACCAATATATCTCCAAGATCCTCCAACCTGTTCATGATTATGATCTAAAGGTCTGGAGTAATTATAAATTTCCATTGGATCTTTTACCATAAACCTACCACTATCTTTAGGAACATTTAGATAACACGATAATGATACCTGAGAATTTTGGTGATGATGTCCTTCTGTAAAAGAACCATATGAATGTTCATTTATCCACGATTCTCCAATAAAAGGAACTACAAAGTCAGAAAGATTCCAAAACTTCCATAGTTGTTTAATTTTTTGTGGTAACCAAATATTAGTAAAATTAAAAAACTCAGGCCATGTATGTGGTGGTGACCACATTTGTCCATTTATTTCAGCATTTGACAATAAAACAGTTGTGTATCCACCTTCTTTTTCAGGTGTTATTATACCAGTTTGTTCAACAACACTTTTTGTTTTATTGATATCATCTAAAATTCTTTGTTTGATGGTATCAAACTTAAAATCATATGTAGATTTATACAAATATGGAAATGGATTTAAGTCTACCATTTCATCCGATCTAACAGGAGAACATGGAACTGATGGATGATGAGAAGTTTTTAGAGGTGGAATTACCGTATTAGAAAACACTTCTTCTGTTTTTACTTTAGCAAATTCATCATCTAGATTAATTTCTTCTTTTTCTTTTTCTTTAGATGAATCTATGGGAGTAATTTGTTTAAAACCTCTTGCTTTTTTCATAATAAAAAATCAATATAATAATTATAGCATGTTTAACGTTTACCGCCACCCATTTGTTTCAGCATTTTTTGTAATTCAGTTGTGCTTCCAACAAACATAGCATTATTAGTTACGTTTTTAGTACCTTTTGCTTCAGCATCCAAGTCTTTCATTTTTTTGTGTAGATCAGCAAGTTTATCTGTCATGTCTGCTACGTGCTTCATTGCTGCTACAGCAACTTCATACGCTCTTGGATGCCCTGACTCCTGTGCAACCTCTAATGCCCCCTGTACCGCCTCCTGACCCTTATCTATGAGAGAATACAATTCACCCCTAGTATATTCATAATCTTTTTCTCTATCTTCTGTAACATCCTTTAGATTACTCTTTCTAGTTGTGCATCCATTCTCAGGTGTTTCAGATACTTCAACATTAAGAAGATCTTCCATATTTTCTTCTAGACTACTCATAAGAACTCAACTCCTTCGTTAAATCCAAAGTCATCAGCAGCAGTTACAAATGCATCATCTTGTGCAGTAACTTGTCCATCTTGATTAATATCAGTTTTTGCTTTGGGTGTATATGTCCTTTCAACGTGTCTCTTATTAACATTCTTATCACCAATAGTTTCAATGATACGAGACTTACGAATAACATCTGCCTTGGTGTAAGGACCGTAGATGTAAGACTTAGCAGTAAACTGCATTGTATATGTTAAACTTCTACGTGTTGTAAAATCATCTTCCCACTCATCATCAAAATCAACACTGTTAAGAACAATAGCAACATCCCTAGTCTCATTCATGTCTGGTATAAACTTAACACTCATACTGAATGCTGGTTGGAAGAATGGTAATATTTGTTCTAGAATCTGTAATCCATCGTCTTGAGACTTAGCAATAATTCCCAATTCAAATGAAATATTATATGGTACAGGTACATATTGAGTTCTTACTTCCTTTGCAGCTTCTTCACTATTAGGACTAACAACTGCTTTAGTTTTGGTTATAGCAGGTGTCTTTCTACCAGCATCATAATCAATACCAGTCATCTCAAAGTAAATCCTTGGTAAAGTTATTGCTACTTTACGTCCATCTGTAGGATTACCTTGTAGTCTATATAAAAACTTTTGTTTAGGACCATAAGCAAGAGGAACTTTTTCTACCTCCATTACTTGTCCATTAACTATTTTCTTTAATTCAATATTATTAAATAAAGTTCCAAATGATACAACAGTTTTTCTAACTGCCTCATTGTAAAATTGCGTTCCTAACATCAGAAGCTACCTGTATAATTACCAAATTCACCAAAGGGATTTGTTTCTCCCCAATCAATCAAATCATCTGCACCGTCTTCAATCGCAGCGTTCTGATCAAACTCAGTGCTTTGATTGTCAATTGTAGAGAATGTACCTAATGTATATAGGGCATTAGATTCAACCCCTCTAATCGTGTCACCGTCAATGAAGTTACCTGTACGGTTCATGACTTCAAGGGTGTATGTAACACCATTCCAATCTGCTACTTCTGCTACAGTTGCACTGTCTAAGTCATACATAGTTGCCTGTGAACCACTGGTTGTAGTTTCTGTGTATGTGTTAATAACATACTGGACGTTAGTAGCATCATAATAGAAATGACCAGCAACTGTAGTTGGATCTGTTCCGTTATATGTGTAAACGTAACATATTCTCTTATCTTCAAACTTCCAATAAAAGTATTTCTTTTGTGTTGATGTAGCAAAATTAGGATCAAAACTACCAAGAGCAGTTACTGTAACTACACTATTAGCAGAAGTCCAAGATCTACCACCACCCTGTTGTACAAATCCACCTATCACTACATGTTCATCTGGAATAAATTGAACATCTAGTGGTGGTGCATCAATAGTAATAGTTGGAAAGTCTGGACTTGTAGTATCAGATTGATATCCAGTACCACCATTAATAACGCTTAAAGTAACAACGCCACCATCAGCAATAGATGTTGTAACAATTCCACCAGATCCATTTGCACCTGCAATAGTAACTGAAGGTGGTGTACTATATCCAGTACCAGCAAGAGATACTGTAGCTCCTGTTATTTCTCCACTAGCATTCACAGTAACATCTCCTGTTGCTTGTACTCTAGTAGAAGGTGTGAGATTAAGTGTAGTGATATTACTAAACTCTCTTTCAATATCATCAACTTCGTCAATACCTGTATCAAACTTATCAGCACCCTGCTCATAGATCTCAGCAGTGAGTTGATAAAAATACTGTTTACCTAACTGGAAGAAAGGATTCTCTCGTTCAACATACTTGATCTCATATAGATCCTCTGTCAATGGGAAGTATATTAGATCTCCTTCATTGGGTCTACCATCTACAGCAAGATTCAGTGCTGGATTAGCAGACTGTTCCCACCTTCTACGTGATACAACAAAGGTGATCTCATCAGTTATCCTTAGACCAAACTTACTTACAAACTCTGCACCAGCACCAAATCCCTCAACATTCACAAGGAACATCTCTATCATATAGCTCTGATTAAATTCAGACTGTACTATTTCCCCAAGAGATTTATCCTTTAGATGTACTCTAGGAATATAAAACACATCAGATCCAAACAACTTGATTTGTTCATCAACCAAGTCTTGTACCAGATTTTGTTCAGTGGAAATACCACCGTGTTGAGGAAAATATACTTTTTTCATCCGATCATGTCAAATGGTGGTAATTCGTATGTACTGCTTGATGCATCTTCAATAGCAGCAATTTCTTTTTCGGCATCATCAAAAAGTTGTCTACCATTCATACTAACTCCACCTGGAAGTTGTATGCCATTGAACTTAATTAAGTTCTGCCCCCACTGTCTTTTGATAAGAGCAGTAGTATATTTTTTAAGAAAGACATCACTATAAACTTGTGTAAATGTATCTGGATCTAATGCTCTGTGACACTCAACAACAAGATGCATATCTTCATTCATCATGTCCTCACCAACATCAAGATATAGTCTATCTTGCCTCATATTAAATCTATACTGAACAAAAGCACCATTGTTGAGCACCATGTCCATAGTTTCCATCCATGTCTTAACCATATAATAGTTAAGGAAGTCAAGAGAACCTACAGCATACAAGTCATTCAAAAAGATCTGATACTCAATACCAAATAGGTTGTTCCTAACAGCATTACTAGCAAGACCAAATACCTTAGTCACACCAACCACATCTGCTGGCAAATCAATATATTTATCTTTCGTTTTCCACTCTGTAGTATTAGGAGCAGTACCTACAGTAGTTGTAGTGTTTTGTGATTTAAATCTTGATATATCATCAGCAGTAAAGATGTGCTTCATATAAGCAAGTTCTACTCCATCATAATGACGCATACGATAGTATTGCAAAGCATCATCAATTGAGTCCTCTATCTGATCGTCATCTACATTGACTTCTAGTACAGGGAACCCTAACTTTCTCAGACAGTAATCTTTAAGTTCTGCCCTACTGGTGGGTTCAGCCATAAAAATACCCCTAGTGTTTCCTAGGGGTATTTATAAATTCAAATGTTAGTTTGAAAATTAAAAATTAGTCATAAAACTTTTTAGTAAAATCTAATGGCATTGCTTGAATTGTTTTAGCATCAGCTGCAACAGATGGATCTAGAGCTTGAATTTCTGCTTCTATAGCATTACCCTTATCTCTAATTGCTTGTTTTTCTAGTGCAAGTGCTCTCATGGCATCAGTATTGCCATTAATAAGATCTTGTTCCCGTGCTTTTTCTACTTTCCAAGCTGTGTTACCATATTCACCATCTAATTTGTTTCTAGTTTCAGAATTTACTAATTGAAGCAGATGTTTTTTTGTTGTTACTGCATAAACTTTAGCTTGATCATCTTGAAATTTTAAAAGTTGTTCTGCTTTTGATAACGCTTTGTAAGGATTTTCAAGTCCATCACCAGCAGCATTAAGTCTGTAATTGGGAGCAAAGTCAGTCTCTTGATCAATTTCACCTTCAAAAACTAGATAAGATGTCTCAGTACCAGATGCTGGTCCATCTGGTCTAGGATCTTCAGATGTTTGAGAAACAACATGCTGCTCATTTTTATCGTAAATTAAATATGCCATTTGTTTATTGGTTTCCTTGCTAATTTTTAATTATAGTTATGCTGAGTATGGGTCATATCCATCTTTAATGTCACTAGTCTCTGTATTAAAGAGTGAAGTGTCGTACATTGCTGGAATGTATGCTGGATATGAAGTCGTATAGTAAGCGTGGTCAAAGCAGTATCTAGTAGCATCATCATAGTTATTAACCATGCTTGGATCACTGTTATCATTGGAATTTCCAAATCTATAATCACAGTTAAACACGATGAATTGAGCACCATAACCGCTATCAGCGTTGCTTGATGAACACATTAAGAAATCAGATTTACCAAATGGGATTGGTGATATAGTATTTCCTGAACTTTGCCACTGAGTGTGAAGACATTTACCGTCAGACACCCTAACAATTGTACACATTAATCCAGCACCATAGTAGTATGCTGCACAGAACATTGCAATGTATCTACCGTCACTAGTTTGAGTAAATTTAGAACCGTATCTATGACCTTGATCAATACCATAAGAAGTAGTCCAACTGAAGTTGTTAATAGATCCTTGGGAGTTACCATTACCATCTACTGATGGTGAGTTCCACCTAGTAGTCCATGACCCATATGAAGGAATCATCTGGAACATAACAAGTCTATCGTTGTCGCATAGAACTAGTTGTCCACGTTGACGGTCTTCTGTAGTCTGGTTGGTTGGTTTACCAGTAGCTTGTGCATAACTTCCACTTCCAGATGCAGGAGATCTATTAGAAGTAGTAGCAAAGTACTGTGCAAGAGTTGAGTTACCTATACTTCTTGCTGATGTTTGCTCAGATTGTCCTTGATACCAATCCCCAGTGTGAGCATATGATCTTAAGTTAGGAGTGTTGCTCCAAACAAATGGTTGATATGTGTAACTATCATTTGTTTCCATGAAGGCAATTTTGTTTCTCTTACGGTTGTAAGAACAAGTACCATACATTTGGCTACTCCAACCATCAGGAATATTAGTGTAAGGTAATTTACCGTAGTTGATCCCCATATTGTATATGTTGGCATTTCTACGAGTTACCCTAAAATCACCACCAAACGTGCAGAAGATAGCATAATCTTGATGTGTTTCACCAGGAAGAGTACCTACATCTCTAAATGCATATGCCCTTCTATCAAGACCATTAGACTCACCAGTGATCCAAGGAGTATTGTTACCACCAGTGTTGGAACTACCAATAAAGGCAGTATTTCCTAAGTAACCAACAAAACAGTTTAAACTTGGGTAGTTTGAGTTAGAACTTGGTTGCCCTTGAGATTGAATAAAACCACTACTTGCAAAAGTATTACTAAATTCAGTAGAGTATGAGTTGTTATCACATGTCCATGAACTATAACCACTGTTACCACCAATCATCACGTTGGACATGTTTAAGTTGTGATCCAACGTAAACCAACCTTTTGCTTGGCTATAATAACCACCAAAGTGACTAAAACATGGTTGCTCAAAAGGATCCTTCCTCATGGTGGACGATCCACCACCACCACTACTTTGTTGTACTACAGTAACTCTTCTTCCCATTTTTTTATCCTATTAGTGTAATGTGGATGGATTAACTATCAATG